AAAATGGTTAAATATATTCAGCGATTATTTGGCTATGCGATTATGGGTCACCCAAAAGAACATATATTCCCTATTTTTTGCGGTAGAGGCAGGAACGGCAAAGGAACTGCTATTGAAATTCTAAATTATATTCTAGGGAACTTCTCGATTGAAACACCCGCTGAATCATTATTGAAACAAAAGCAGACTGCACCAGGGTCAGCGCCAAACTCAGATATGATGGCATTACAAGGCAAGAGGGTTACTTTTCTCAGTGAAACCGGAGAGGGTAGGCACTTCAATGTTGCTAAGATAAAATGGTTAAGTGGCGGTGATCCAATCACAGGACGGCACGTTTACGGTAAAAAGCAGATTAATTTTTTGCCAGCATTTGTAATGTTTCTCCTGACAAACAATAACCCGATCCTTCCAGCAGACGACTACGCAGCATGGAAACGGATTCATTTGATTATGTTTAATTTGTCGTTTGTAGACGATCCAAAGGAAGATTACGAACGGAAAATAGACCGTGATCTCCCAGAGAAGTTAAAAAAGGAATCAAGTGGGATTCTCGCTTGGCTCGTTAGGGGTGCTATAGAATATCAGAAAATTGGAATTAATCCCCCGCAACTGGTAAAAGATCAAACCAACGAATATAGAGAGAGCTGTGACGTAATAGGACAGTTCATAGACGAAATTTGCACAAAACTTGACGGAGCAACAGTCGGAGCAAAAGAACTGTATGGTGAATATAGAATATGGTGTGATGATAGCGGACACAGAGCAATGAGTAACACCCGGTTTGGAACAATAATAGCGAAAAAATATAAAAAAGATCGAAGCAAATACGGAATTTTTTATAATGGTATTGCAATCAGATCAAGGTCAACGGGTGTTTCGTTTTAGTAATACGGGTGTAGGGTTGTGTAGGGTTGGTGTAGGGTTAAAAAGCATACCCTACACCCTATAAAGCCCCACCTAGCGCCACTCTTCGGATGCGGGTGTAGGGTATGTATACTTTTATTATAAACTTTGAAATGTGAAAAAAAATATTAAGAACATATATATACATTTTTTTAGTTTTGTAATAAAACCCTACACACCCTACACCCAAGGATTTTTGAAAGAGAAAATTTATTTTAGAAACCACGAATTAAGCATTAACAAACAATAACTTGCGAGTTTTTAAAAAAGATGGGAAGACTAAAAAAAGAGCGGGTTAAACCCTACACCAACCCTACACCAACCCTACACAACCCTACACCCGATAAAGGAGTTCTGTTTTGTCAGGAATACTCGATTTAATAAATAATAGCGGTATCACTCCAAAGCGGGTTGCGAGAACAAATGGTGGAGAGTATGCGTCCCCTTGTCCCTTCTGTGGCGGGAATGACAGGTTTTGTGTTTGGCCAGAGAGCGGAGAATCTGGTCGTTATTGGTGCCGACAGTGCAAGAAAAGCGGCGACTCTATTCAATTTTTGAGGGATTACAGAGGATTAAATTTCAAAGAAGCCTGTGATGAGTTGAATATAGATAAAGGATGGAAATATAAAAATACTGACGGGATTAAAAAAAAATCAGATTCATGGGTGCCAAAAGAAAAAAGAACACCAAAAGAGAAATGGCAACAAAAAGCAAAATTACTTATTGAAATATCAAAACAAGCTCTGATCCAGAATAAATTAGGAATTGACTGGTTACAAAATCGTGGTATTAGTTTAGATGGTGTAAAAAAATACGGGTTAGGCTGGAATATGGCGGATAAGTGGGAAGACCGGAGTTTATGGGGGATGCCTTATGAAGAGAAAAAGTCAAATAATTTAAAAATTCCAAAAGGATTAATTATTCCCTGTTTTGACGAAGGAGAACCGGCCAGAATTAGAATTAGAACGGGAGAGAAGATCAACCCCTACCATATATTGCCAGGGTCATCACTAACCCCTCTGATATTAGGAAAAGAACCCGCCTATATCATTATAGTGGAGAGTGAGCTTGATGCTATGCTCATTGATGAACTTGCCGGAGACTTAATAACTACTATTGCTCTCGGAAATGCGCAAGCAAAGCCCGACAACTTGATTACAAATCAGCTACGTATGGCGTCCCATATTATGGTTTCGTTAGACGATGACGAGGCGGGAGCCGAAAACTCCAGATGGTGGTTAAAACGATTCAGTCAAACTATCCGATGGCCATGTATAGAGGGTAAAGACCCCGGAGAATCATACCAGGCAGGAATTGATATTAGGGATTGGGTTAAGGCGGGGTTGCCTGATTATCACCCCATAAAGATACCAGAACCGGTAACTATAGACAAAACTCCACAGCCTGAACTGGCAGAACCATTAACAGAGAATCGAACCGAGCCGGGCGAAGCGGGAGAATTTTCTAATACTGATCTTTCTCTTCTAGGGGTGATGACGCAAACGGCAGCTCAAACACCAGAGCCAGAGAAGACCCCAGAGGAACATTTGAAGGAACGACCGGAGTTCTGCGAGCGATTGGGTTGTAAAAGGCGCCTGGAAGACGAGTCAATAACGCTGATGTTACCCAGTGGAGTCTGGCTTTGTGCCTCTCATTGGGATGAAGCCTTTCCTCCACAGACCATAAAATATTACCAGAATGGCTGTTACCGCATCGAAGGATCTTGTAAAAAAATCGAATTCACAGACAACCCAGAGAGGAAAAATAGCGATGAAAAACCTTAGACCATCGGATTTCTTTTTTGACAGCAACGGCGATGTCTACCGAGTTGGCGAGATAAAAACCGGATACGGAAATATATTGTTGAGGCTCTATAAGAACGCACTGGGGATAGAGCCTTGGAGTGATGATGCGATGCAACAGGAAGATTTTTTGAACAGTATCGATTTTAGCAAATAGAGCCGATGGCACGATTAAAGTTTGGGCAAAAAAAATACTATAAAATCAATAGTTTGCGAGTGATAAATTTTGGTTCCGATAATGGTAATTATGTTTCATTGGATGCTATATCCAGCACCAGAGCGACTTTCGACCGATTTTACCGATTATCAGCAATGACCGAAAACAGCTCTAAACTCAACAAACCACTAAACGGAGCACAACCCATGAAAAAAAACAGTTCCCGAAAAAAACAGAAAAATCAAACTACCCCTTACCAGGCAGAAATTGAGTCTAGGATTGGAGAAACGGCAAAATTCATCGCTGATGGCCTGGGTAGCTTGGAAATGAAAAACGCTATAAGTAGGAAATACAGCGTGACTTCCAGAACAGCCGAAAAATACATCAAGGACGCCTATGCTCGCATGGCCGAATACACCAGGCCGGACTACAAAACCCTGTTACAGATGGCATTAGAGCACCGACGCCAACTATTGATGGATGCCAGACAACCCCGTATAACTTACACAGTCAAAAATGGCAGCGGAGGGGATGTTTATATCGAGAAGACCGAACCTGCGAGCCTGATGGCGCAACTGGCTATTCTGAAGGATATATCTCGATTAGTGGGGATTTACGAACCAACGCCGATCCAAGAAAATAATGGTGACACTTTTACGGTTTTGATTAAAGGGAAATGCGAACACTGTAATTCTGATGACGGTGACGTTATCCACAGCTCTACGAATCCAAAGTATGAGCCTGGTGATAATGTTGGCAGCGCCCTGAGAGGAAAATAACATGGAACAGACACCAAAGAAGCGCCGAAAACAGAGGAAGAGACGGAAACAACGGATTTATAAACCATCGAATATGAAACCAATTCCACAGTTGGCATCGGTAGATTTTATGAATATTGATGTCAATGACGCCGGACAGCTCCGAGACTTTTTTGATAATCATACAGACCTGGTTATTCCAGAACCACCTCATTTTCAAATAATATATCTACATCCGGATTCTCCGACGTGGGAACCACTAAAGATCGTCATAAACGATGAAATTCTTGCCGGAGTCGAATATTGCGATGATTACTACCTGTTAGCCAGTGATCCAGCTCAGGAGCGATTTAAAGGGATTCAGGACAGTTTTTTTACTTTCTTTCAGGAAATTGTTGCCGGGAAGTTTAATACTGATTTTATCAATAAATTTATGTATGATCTTTTCGCTGATGATGGCTTTTTACCGCTACTACAACCGGATGACGGTTTTTTTCCAACGCTCGAATACGGAGAACCGCTCCAACTGCCACATTCATTTGTTTGGGAAATTGTGGAAGAGTGTATCATCAAGAAAAATATTCCACTCGATAAACTAAAACAATGCGATCGATGCGGGAAATTCATTTTCGCCAGGTCAAAGGTTACTAGATTCTGCTCGAATAAATGCCGGTATGAGAACCTGGAAGCAGTAAGAAACGAACGAAAAAAGGATGATACGCGAATTATTGAAGAGAACGCGGTATAAGATTGTACCTTAAAAAGATTATAGTTATGAATCGCTTGACAATGCCTGAGAAACCATTTATAATACTACATGATTGACAAAGATGTCTTGAGAAGGAAGAAAAAGCAAAGCCCTTATGGTGTCGCCAAACAATCACAAGGGCTGGATAGAACGTGAACATGACATAATAACGTTAATATTTAATTTTAGCAGTCTCAGGGTTGTTTGTAAAGAAAAAGGTAATTTTTGTTTCCTGAAACTCTGGGAATTGCTAAGGAAGGTTTTGTAATGAAACTACATATCCCCTACGAAAAAGCCGGACGAGGGCAGGGTTCCAAATATCCACGACTCATTCACGCCCCGGTATCCGTTGACTCTTATCATTTTTTGAATTCGATTGCCGAACAGGAAAAAGTCTCGCTCTCAGCGGTAGTTAGATATTCGATCGATCTACTAAAAAAGAAAGCCAGCCGAAAGGGCCAGAAATAGAAAAACCCACGCTGAGGACGTGGGCTGGCTTTGAAGGTGGTTATTTTCTAATGCGATGACAATGGCTGATACAACTATTATTATAGCATAAACCCCCTAAAAATCAAGTCTTTTGCCTATGTTCTTGGTGTTTTAAGGATGAAAATAAAATGAATGAAAATGACATGAAATTACTGGTCAAAAAGAAAGTAGATGATGAAAATAGTAAATTTAATAACATTTCAGACGAAAACGACTTTGAAAGCGGTGCAGTATATAAAGCTCTTGATTGCAATGAAGATGGAGATGCTAAACTTTATAAAGAAATACATGAGGGCAAATTGGTTTATGACCATGCTGAGGGGGGGTGGTTTGTCTTCGGAGAGCACCACTGGCAGGAGGCAAAGACAGAACAAGAAATAGATGCAGTTTCCAAAGTTACGGATACTTATGGAAAAGAATTAGAGCAATTAACTTGGCAAGAAAAATCCGCTATTAAAGCTAAAGATGAGGAAGCACAGGCAGAAATAAACGCAAAAAAGAAAAAATATTTCAGGAGAATAAATGATCTGCAAACGCTTCGTAGAAAGAAAAGCGTTTTACAGTTAGCGAGAACAGGGGAAAATCTAGGAATAAGCGGTAATGAATGGGATTCGGTCAGAAATGTTCTCGGATGTGCTAACGGAATTATTGATCTTAAAACCGGAAACCTAAGACCCGGCCAACCAAAAGATTATATAAAAACATTCTCTCCTGTTACCTGGAGTAGTATTAATACCCCTTGTCCCACATGGGAACGGTCTCTCTTGGAAATGTTCGACAGTAACAAAAAAATGGTTAAATATATTCAGCGATTATTTGGCTATGCGATTATGGGTCACCCAAAAGAACATATATTCCCTATTTTTTGCGGTAGAGGCAGGAACGGCAAAGGAACTGCTATTGAAATTC